AGAAGAAAGACGAGAACCATCAGTGTCTTGATTTTTTTCTCCTGCAATGAATTTCTTTATGTCGTCAATCGAGATGTTCCCAGTCATGTCTTCGTAGTACTGGTCGATAACATCTTGCTCTGATGGCACGACGTCTGGCTCTGAGCCATACGGTCCAACTGGTTCAAGTCCCCAATCGGTTCCAAGTCTTACATCTTCCAGGTCGTCAGAAGTTGGCGCTCCATATATGGCGTCAACCACTTCTTCCTTGCCATAATCGTTGTATACATCAATTATTTCGTTGTGAGTTACGCCTGTATCAGGGTCAACATAGTCTGGGTGTATTTCAGGATTTTTCTCTAGTAAGTCGCTAAAAAACTCGTCGTTATCATTGAGTGTTAATTGGTTGTTTCTGTCTCTTTTTGCTTTTCCAGTATTCCAGTCGCTATCCCAGCCACGATTCCTCCACGCATAGGTGGCTTGAAGGATGCCCTTCTTTTCGTCATTGTCAAGATTTTCCCATGACCGCAATTCTGGAGTTTTATCGGAACGACCAGAAGAAAGGCGTGAAGAATCAGGCATATACTCATCAGCACCACTCATGCTCTCAATTATCTTGTCGTAATCTTTTTCTGCCCATCTCTTCGCAGCTGAAGGACTGCTGAATGTTCTATCGACATCTTCATCAAGTGCGTTTTGTCCACCATTTCTGTAGATATCAGAGAAACGGGTTATTGAGTACTTACCCTTGCCCTCGCTATTGATTCGGTACATGCCGTCAATATCTGGCGCGTCCATCTCAAAACCGTCTTCTGTTTCTGTCCAGTTATTTGTTGGGGTTTTCCCATAAAACACGTAGTCGTCTATGACGTCTCTGGCACTCTTTGGCTTCTTTTTGCCAGAAGAAAAACCAGGTTTTTCTTTTAGAGTTCCATCAGCATTAGCGAGAAATGTTTCTTTACCTTTATTTCTCTTGACTCGGTCGAGACGCCTCTTCTCAATTCCCTCAGGCGAGAAAAGTCTTTCTCGTGCTGCTCTCGCTCTCTCGGTTCGTGCAGCCATTTCCTCATTGGAAACCCCTTGAATATCAGCTAATGCTCTTTGACGAGCCCGCTCTTCGGCTCTTTCGGCAGGAGTCAGACCTTCGTCTTCATCATCTTCTGCATCCTCGTCAATTACGTCATCTTCAATAACGGGTCTTGGTTTATAGTTCCCGTTTTCATCCCACATTAGGAGGGATTCTTTTCCGTCACCCTTCGCTTTTGCTCTCTCGTAATTGGCAGCGCGACGCAGACGGCGCTCTTCTTCCCTCTCCTCCGGGGTTGGCTTCTTTTTGTCACCAGAAGAAAGCTTGCCTTCTGAATTGAGTTTGCGAAGTTCCTGAAGGTCTGGTCCTTTTTCTGTCCCTGAACCACCCTTCTTTTTTTTCTTCTTCAGCTTGTCAACATCCAAAAGACCAATGTCATTTAGGTACTCGTTGAGGGTGGCGATGTCTTCTTTTGCCCAGTCCTGCGTGTCTGGGTACTTGGACTTAACATCTGCTCTCAGGGCTGATTCAATTCCGTCCCAGTTATCTGAGTCATCTCTGCTGTGTGCATCAAGATAGGCACTAACTGATTTTGCATAGCTCGAATACCAGTTACTGTATTCATTGGAAGCTTTTTGCTTCTCGTTAAACTTTTCAGGACGCTTTCTTACAGAGTCGCCATTCCACATAACACGTGCTTGGTTGACTCCGATTTCGCGACCACGGAGATAGTCAGAACTTAAATTGTTATCTGCGTTGTAGCGTGGAACTTCTTCCCAGCCAAGACCCTGCTCATCCCATGCTTTAGCGATTGCTTCGTGGTCTACGCGCTTCTGATTTTCTTCAGCATTTGGGAATTGCTTTTCCATGTCGGCAGAACGGTCTGCATGGCGACGCTCATTACGCTTGCCAGAAGAGAGTTTTTCTGTATCAGCAAGTTCGGCTCGCTGACTCATCTGCCTCTTTGATGGCTTCGGTGAATTGATGGAGCCAGGACCAGAAGGCGTTGGGTCGGGTTGTTCCCATGGCGTGCCGTCGCCGACCATGCTGTTTAGGTTTGCGTCTTCGACTGTTCTTGGGTCCCAGCCTGGAGGCGGATTTATACCGGAACCACGAGAGCGCCGACCCCTTTTACCGCCAAGATTTGGTCGGTCAATTCCTCGGCTTGCAATCGCACGACCGATACGGCGGCCAAGTGCTTTTTCTTCTATTTGCTCAGAAGCTATTTTTTTTTTTAGAAATTCATAAGCAGAAGATGCAGCTCTAGTTATAGCGTCCTTCGACTCTTCGCTGAGCGGTGAGTTAATCACGATTCCGTACTCGTTGACGGTTGTGTCAATTCTGTGGTAATCAAGAACTGGGTCAATTACCGACTTGAACTCAAATGCGTCTTCAAGATTTACTGGGATGACGTATGACGAGTCTTGAGCCAAGAATGGGTCGAGACCCTTTTCCTCAAGCTCTTGCTCCTCTACGCCCCACTCCTCAAGAGTCTTATAAGAGCGACGCTTTCTACGGCGCTTCTTCACCGTGTTACGCAAAACCCCAAGAATGAATTCTCCAGGGTACTTCGCTTCGATGTCCTCAACCATCTTGATTTCTTCGTCATCAAGAATGTCGTTGTATTCCTTCTTGCCAAATCCGACTACAACACCATCTGGGATGATTGCGAATCTGCACTTGGCTTCATCTTCAACCTTGAAGTCAAGAATCTTGCACTTGCCTTCACCTTGGTAAAGAACACAGTTTGAGCACTTAACGCCAATGTCTTTTACTTTGTTTTCTGCCGGAGGATAGTATCCAGCCCAAATTCCGTCGCCGTCTTCGTCAAACTTTCCGTACTTGCGAGCGATACGAACAAGCGATTCGGCAAGCTCGCTCTCTTCTGCACCAAGCTCTGGCTTTTTGTTCTTGTCAGAACCTTCGTACTCAACAGGCGCCAATGGAACCATGACCATTCCGCCATTAACTGGCTTCATTGCTACAGGCATTGCCATTGCAGGGTTATTTGTCGACGGCTTATTCGGTTTGCCCATAATCCCAGGCATTGGCGAAGGGCCAGACTGGACTGGCGGTTTTGCCTGTTCTGCGTGAATTAATTCTGGCTTACCAAACATGTACTCGCTTCCAGTGAAGTGGTAACCAATTCTGAATTTTCCTTTTCCTGGCTTCACAAAGACCACAGAGTTCTCAGTCGCTTCAACAACCATGACTGGTCCTGCGGCGCGGCGTGAAAGTTCGGCAACCACTCCTGCAAGCTGTGGTCCACTTATTCTTTGTGAAACACCTTCGTCAAACAGTCCGTCTCGTCGTGGCTCTGATGATGGAGCGCTTATTGACATAGGCATCATCCCGTGCGTCTTCTCTTCATCGCTCTTAACCGAAATTGTTCCGGTTAGCTGATTGGCTCCATGGAGAACGGGTGAAACTTCGTAGAGTTCAACTTCGTAAAGAACGTTTGCCTGAAGGTTTTCATCGTATTGAGCTCTGAGAGTTTTGTAGCCGATTGACCACTCTTGTTCTTCACCAAAGAAGGCGACGTTTGCGAATGCTTCTCTGCCTTTTTCTGACTGAAGATTGAATTGAACTTTCGCGTAAAGACCGCCGATTCCAGCCATTTTCATCTTCATTGGAAGTCTTGGGTCTGATGCTGGAACTTCGTAAATTTCCAGAACTTTACCAATTGGGTCATTCCAGTTGTGGCCCCATACAACACGCGGCTTGCGACGCTGAAGGCTCTTAGCAAATGCACCAGTAGCGCAGATATCTCCTACAGAGTCCTTGTTTCCAATCCCCGAAACGAAACATTCAACAATGCCCTCTAGTTCATCGAGCTTGATGAGACCATTGGAGGCCTTGTATTGAATATTTCCGAAGTTAGAGTTTGGCATAGCGCTCCTTGGTTCTAAACGATATTAGAGGAACAATGAGCGCGCTCACAGCAAGTATTGATACAAAATCAAATAGTTTCAGTAAATGAATTGTAAATCTGTTGTTTTACTGAAAGTCCCTAAATGAACTGCCCGAACTTCCATGCTCTTCGCGATTCGTCCTCGGCAATTTCAAATCTTTGCTTAGCCATGAGATTTGCGTACATGCTTACAACAGCACCACGGAAGGAAGCAGCTCTTTCTTCCTCGCCCATCACGGATAGCGAGTTGAACATCATCGAAGATATTTGATTGAAGTTGTCAAGATTCATACTCTTGATGCGTGACATCTGTGAATCAATCTGGGCATTGAGGTCCGACTGATTTATGCTCTTTTCAGACTTCTGACCGTATCCATCATTGTACGTATTAAACGCATCCTGAATGATTGCCGATATAACAGGCCTTATGTCCTCGTCCATTTGCTTGTCCCAAACCTCGGGGGAGAGTATTGAGTCAATTTCTAGAGTTCCAGCAAACAGCGACTTCTTTGCCTTCGAACCGCTTGCCTTCTCAAGCACAACTCTTTGCTGTCTCTCGATAACTCGCTCAATGCTTCTGTTGAGAATCTCGTTCCATCTCGTTAGCGATTCTGCGCTTTTTGCCTGCAACTCGCTCTCGATTGACTTGTACATCATTCCGCCTGTTGGAACAGATGCGGCTCCGCCTGGAACAGGCTCTGCGGTTGTCGCAACAGCAGCAAGTGCCTCTGGCGGAATCGTGCTTTGGGCTAGCTGGTCTGGAGCCGGAGCGACTGGTGCTTCAACTTGAGCCAATGCACCTTGCATTGTATTTGGGTCAAGTGGTGGCTGTCCTTCTGCGCCAGGGATTGGGGCTTCTGGCATTGGTGCTCCAGGGACTGGCGCGCCAGGGACGCCAGGTGCGCCACCCATCTCTGCTGACGGAGCGGTTTCCATCTTCTTTTTTGTGTTCGCGATTGGAATCAAGTTTGGATTCATCAATAACGAGTCGGCAAGGTCGGCTTCAACTTCTTTTCTTCCTGAGCCTGTTCTGTACTCATTGTTGCTGATGAGGCCAGTTTGGAACTCCTGCATCAGATATCTTTCACGCTCTTGCTTGTAGAGCTGAAGGATTGGGACTTCACTTGTATCGAAGTCAACGTAGTACTCGTCATCAAGTTCATCCAATGAGCGAGCAAGTGGCTCAAGGTGCGGGAGCATTGTTTCCATCCAGAACACACGAATTTCTTCGCTTGCATTGCTGAAGGTTCTTCCCGCAGCGTTTCCGATTACTGACTCTGGAACACCAAATGATGCAAGGATTTCTTCCTTTGTAATCTGTCGCATCTGAGCGTACGCAACGTCTCTTGGCGACGCAGAAGTGTCCACATAGTCAACGCCATCGTCGGCAGAGATAACCGTCGTATGACCCGCTCTTCCGATGTTCCCACGGAATCTGCTCTTTAATTCTTCCTTGTCATCGTCTTCGATTTCTCCACGCAAAACGAGCAGACCACCAGGTCTACCGTCGTTGAGCAGATAGTTTCTGTTGTACAGCTTTGCAAGATTTTCAATTTCAATTGCAACACCAGCCGACTCAAGAGGCGTAAGTGACAAATATGGGTCAAGAGGGTGAGGTCTTCTAATCCAGCAAACATCCTCTGGTTTCATTGTGATTTTTTGACCGTAAGGCATTTGTACTTCGTACCCAGAAACAAACTTCTTTGCATCTGGAATTGGCGCTGTTGATTGAGGAGGCAAAAGGTTAAGACCAATTATTCTTCCGTCTCTACCACGAACTTTTTCAATGAAAACACCGCGTGTACCCAGCAAGAGTTGAGCGGACATTCTGTATCGGAAAATAAATGAGTTTTCACCAACGTTTGATTTAGTGTTTAGGACTTCAAGCAAAGAGTTGTTTTTTGCTCTGTTTCCAATAAGCACCTCTCCGTCTGGAGAATTGTCTTTACGAAGAATGATTGGGAGTCGTGCTTGGTTCCCAGCGATTGCATCGATGCATCTTGCAACCCAGGTAACCTTCTGCATGCCTTCGCGGTATGCGCGCTCAACATCCCATGAGTCTCTATAAGGTCGTCCTGCATAACTTGGGTTCTGCGCTATGGGCGCACCAGGTCCAAGCTCCTTGGATTGTGCGTTTGCGAGCGATTTATTGCTCGATTGATTCCATGCCATATTTACTCAAGACCTAATAGGAAGCCGAAAAAACCACACGTTATGCCTGCCACTATCAGCCCGGCAGGTAGAAAAATCATTGCCGCACCAATACTGGTAAACAGTATAAATGAAATCATGAGCAAGTTGGCGAAGGTAGCCCGTTTAAATAAAGATTTGACGCGCGATGGCAAGGATTTAATCCTGAGCAGTAATTTTGACATATCACCTACAGTAGCGCATTCCGTGCTTAACTGTATCAAGAGGCAAATTAAATATGACAACAAATTGGAATCAGGTTCTGGAGTATCTTCAACCAAAGATGCCACCCTTCTGCCCTGAAGAGCCGTCAATAAATCAGAAAGTTTTTTTGCGGACCAACTCCATTGAGGCTTTATTCGGTGGTGCGGCTGGCGGTGGAAAGTCTTCTGCGCTGCTCATGTCTGCTTTGCAGTATGTAGATGTTCCCAATTATTCCGCGATTCTCTTCAGACGAACATTTGCCGACTTGTCACTCCCTGGAGCTTTGATGGACCGTTTTAAGTCATGGGCTGCTCTTTATGACGACATCCACTGGAACAACAACAGCTTCCAAGCAACGTTCCCGTCGGGGGCAAGAGTCTCGTTCGGTTACTTGAACAACACCGGCGACTACCTTCGCTACAAGGGTTCAGAATTCCAATTTATCGGCATGGACGAAGTAACTGAAATCCGTGAAAGCGATTACAGGTACATGTTCTCTCGTCTGCGTCGACCGGCATCTGGACCTCTTTCTTCGGTCCCCTTGCGAATGCGTTCGGCCTCAAACCCTGCCCCCAATTGGGTTAGACAGCGTTTCATCGTTGAGGGAAAAACCGAGGGCAGAATCTTCGTCCCTTCAAAATTGACAGATAACCCGGGAATTGACGCCGTTTCATACCGCCAAGCCCTTCAGGCTCTTGACCCAATTGAAAGACGCAGATTGGAAGAAGGAGACTGGTGGAGTACGACTTTGGGAACCCTGTTCGATAGGACCTCAATAGTCATCGTTGACGATAATGAAATCCCTCAAATAACATCGTCCGCCAGAGCCGTGAGGTTTTGGGACCTTGCAGCCACGGAGCCAAACCACTCCAACCCCAATCCGGACTGGACGGTTGGAACGCTTATGCTTTTCGACCAAGGAATTGCCTATGTTTTGGACGTGAAAAAGGCTCGGGTAAGAGGGGAAAAGGTAGAAGAACTTATAGCCAGAACGGCCTACGAAGACGGAAAGGGTGTGCCGATTCGGATGGAGCAAGAGCCTGGCTCGTCGGGCAAGGCGCTCATGGACCAATACGCTAGATATGTGGTTCCAGGCTACGATTTTGGAGCAATTCGGTCAACTGGTGACAAGGTGACCAGAGCAAGACCATTTGCCGCTGCAGCAGCCAACGGCAACGTTCGCGTGGTCCGAGGAACATGGCTGTCAGACTGGCTTGACGAATTCTCCTCATTCCCGGAAGCCTGCGACCATGACGACCAAGTTGACTCTGCGGTTGG